TATTAGTTGATAACGATACTAACCAAAGGATCAGTGCCCCTCTTAGTTTAATCTCATCAAAATACTAATTATGAAAAAAAATATCTTAATCGCATTAGGTGCAATTTTATTAGCATCATGCCAAAAGGAAGGTTTGCCTTTATCAAACACAAGTACTCAACAAACTGCAGCCCTATTAGCATCTGGAAATAAATCTGGAAGCAGCATTAAATCTTCAAATCTTCCTGATACTACGAAGATAAAGCAACTTGGATTACTTTCAAATGTTTCAATGTCATCATCAAATTTGACATCTGCAACTTCTGAAGGTTCTGCAAGTATTGACGTTCAACTTGGAATGTCGGATACGTCTTATAGTTTATCCAAAATTAATGGATGGGACTTTACGAAATTAGCTCTTCCATTTGCATTACCGCATTGGAGCGATACTGTGGCTCTAAATGATTGGATGCCCGACAGTACGTTATATTTGATTAGTGGTAACATCGATCCAATGAACGGATGGCCATATCTATATGCTGCTTTTAAAAATAGACCAGCTGATGATTCATATATGATTATAAAGAAGGCACTATTTGCAACAATGGGTAATTATGGACTTTTTCCAGGAGATCCAGGAAATTCTACCAATTATGCGTCTTCTTTAAATTCGATGAAATGGATCTCTGCGATCTATATGCAAAATCAAATTATTAATCATAACGGTAAGATTGGAATCTTAAATTATGTAGATAATGATGCATGGGTAACAAATGCAGCCGGAGTTTCAACAAGAGTATACAATTCATCTGATAATCAAATGGGAAGTTCATTAGAACCAGTTTGGTTGGTCGGAGATATTTACCGAAGGAGCTTAGAATTAGGAGGATCCTCAGTTTTACCAGATGCTGTGCACAATGCTGCAATATGGTACTATGCTGGTTGGATTACTAACTATGGAATGACGACAAGTACCGCAGGAGCTCCAGGAACCATCGTAAGTAACAATGAATATCAAACAAAATCGATTAGCCAATATATTTCTAGATATGGATATGCTCAATTGGCAACTGCTATTGCATTAAAAAGCATGGTAAATAGACCAAAGAATGTATACAATATGTATGATGATTTAAGATCTGTCTCAGCATTCGGTGAACCAAACTATTACAATCAAGCAATGAGCTTTGGACTGAAATACATTTTAAATAACTTAACAAATAATTATCAATCAATGATATTAAATAATGATGATAAAACGGCAGCTTTATCAGCATTGAATGAAGCTTTAGGTTATATTACTTTTGATGCAGCGCAATCACCAAACAAGACACAATTTATAACGCAAATCAATCAAATTATTTCGATTGTTCAAGGAATGTAATTGAAACCTTTTAATCTTTTTAAATATTAATCCTATGTCAAAATTATTATTATCTGCCCTAAAAGCAAAATACGAAGCTGAAAAAGCTGAAGCAATGGCAAACATTGAAAACCTAATAAATAATTCTCACAATAGCGCTTCAATTGTACGAACATGTGACCGTTATATTGATGAATTTGTAAATGCCGATAAAAAATTAAATACGCTTAGCATAATATTTACGGTTAAACAGACCGATACAAGCGAATAGATCAATTTACCTATCACAATTCCAGGCCCTATCGAAAGGTAGGGTCTTTTTGTGTTTGATATATAACTATATGTCAAAAAATGATTCATATTCTGACTATCCTAAAGCAGCTTCTAAAAATGCGAAAAAGGCAATAGATTGGAAGGAAAAGTACGGTAGAGACGAAGTCACTGCTGGAACCGAAGTGGGTTGGCAAAGAGCCCATCAACTTGCAAAGGGAGAAGCTCTCTCAAGAGATGTTGTTTCAAGAATGGCGCAGTTTAATCGTCATCGTAAAAACTCATCAATAGCTCCAGAGCACAAAGACGAACCATGGAAAGACAATGGATACGTTGCATGGCTTATTTGGGGAGGAGATGAAGGCGTGGATTGGGCAATGAAGAAAATGGATCAAATAAAAAAAGAAGAGGATGCAATGGATGAATCTATACAAGCTAACGAGGCAGCTACACAGCATATGAGCAAAACTGCACGTCTTCAAAAGAAAATGACTGACATTGCTGATAAAACCAATTCAATCAAAGATAAAATCAAAAGTATCGATTTTAAAATGAAATCTGACAAGCATGCTGAAAAGAATAAAGATGTTCAGGCCGTAAGCAAGATTGAAATTGAAAAGAACAAATTAAAATTACAGATTTTAAATTTAGATAAGAAGGCAACGACAGTTAAGATGAAATCATCTAATGAAAGTTGGATGCCAACATTTGAATCATTTGTTCAAACATATTATAATAATGTAGATGAAACGTATTAAACTATTTGAAGAATTTCAGTCCGATAAAAAATTAAAGATTGGAATCTATCATGACAAGGGTGTTAAAAAATCTACAATCCAAGTTTGGGATGATTTTCTAGATAAGTTTTTTAGCGTTACTCCATTTAAATTAGACTCTGATAACTTTAAATTAGATAATTTTAAAGACTTAGATCTATTAATCATACCGGGCGGTAAAGCATATGAAGAAAGCTTGGGAATCTCAGAAGATGGAAAACAAGACCTAAAGAATTGGATTTCTGACGGTGGTAAACTTTTGGCAGTCTGTGCAGGTTATCATTTGATCGCAGGTGGGCATGATTGGTCCCTTAATTTAATTCCATTAAAGAGATTGGATTACCAAGAAGAATATCTGACACATGATGTTGTATATCTAAATTTTGAAATTACTGCATTCGGCAAGCAAGTTTTTGAGGCTTCTGATCCTATTGTGAATCTATACTATCATGGTGGTCCGATCATGCAATACGAAGAGGATGGAGAATTTAAAGTGTTATTAAAATTTGCAGAGGAGGTTCCTCATATCAAGCAGCATCCAGATTTTGTAAAGGGTTCGATTGCTGGACTTTGGGCTCCATTTGGACTAGGCGAGATCATTGCAATTAGTCCTCATATTGAAAAGACACTTTCACAACAAAAACTATTGGCATCCGCTGCTAGGTACTTGATTAACCGAAACGGGCAACTTAGATAATTGTCGAGAACATAGATATATAAATCCTTAGAACATAATAAAATAATCACAAAAAAATTTAAAAGTATGGCAAGTTTAAAATCATTTGATCAGTTTGTTTCAGAAATGGACAGAACTGAAGAAATAGAAAAAGACATTATGGATATGGGTACTCCTGATGTTAAATCAGAAAAAGAGGCTGACGCTGAAGCTGAAACAGTTCAACAAAAGAACGAGGCTAAAGACGAAAGCGGCATCCCTGCAGAAAAATTAGACGGTAAAACTAAAGACGTTTCTGGTAAGATCAAATTCGACGGTAAAATTGTTGATCAATCTGCACATGACGATTCAGCTGAATTAAATAAAGACCTTAAGAACGACATCAAAGGCGATGTGGTTGCTAAAGAGGTAAATGAAGACGAAGACGCTGAAAAAAAAACTGAAGTAGAGGAACCAAAGGACGAGCCTAAAAGAACTGTATCTGAACTTTTGAAAGAATGTTACGAACAGGTTAAAAACGAGGCTAAAGTATGGGAAGAAGACGATCATGATGAGCACACAGTAGAATCTTATATGGCTGAATGCGCTTCTTTAATCGGTAACTACTCAGCAAACACCCTTAAATCTTTAAAAGAAGATTACGCGCCAGAAGCTTATGAAGCAGCATGTAATTCTATGAAAGATGCCTTCTGCAAAAAAGTTGATGAGGCTAAGGATGCTAATTTGGCACCACAATCTCAAACTCCAGAAGTAGACGAGGATCCAGCTGCTAAAGCATAATTAAATTAATATCTCGCATATCTCTCTAAAAGGACAATGGACTCGCAAGAGTCCATTTTTTTGTGTATACATATATCATGACTAGAAATGAATTACCAAAATACTTAAAGACCATCGGTCTTAATGGAATCGGCGCAGAAATTGGAGTTGAAAGCGGCAACTTTAGTGAATTATTATTGAAGAGATTGAATGGGCTCCTTGGCATTCTTGATATATCATAAAAACATAGTAATGCTCAGAAACTATCTTCGACTAATCGATATAAATATTTTAACATAATATAGTAATATGCCACGTATCCCAATTGAAAAGATCTATATGCAAATAGCATATCAAATCTCTAAGCTCAGTTATGCTGAACGGCGTAAGGTAGGATGTGTTATTGTAAAGGACGAACAGATCGTCAGCTTTGGCTATAATGGCACACCGCATAAATTTGATAACACATGCGAAACCATAGTATATATGGATGGCGATGCTGGAGGCTGGTTGGATCCAGAAGAAGTTGAAGAGATCTGGCCGTATGAGAATGAAACAGGCCGTTTTAAATTGGTTTCTAAACATGAAGTATTACACGCAGAATCTAATGCACTAATGAAATTAGCGAAGACCACGATGTCCTCTAAAGACTCGGTTCTATTCACAACGACATCCCCTTGTTTTGATTGTGCAAAGCTAATCATCCAGTCAGGAGTAAAGGAAGTATTTTATTGTGAAGCATATCGTGACATGACTGGAATTGCACTATTGGAGCGCGCAGGGATTCCAGTGAATCAAGTAATTGTATGGAACAATGATTAATTAATTATTCACTATAAACTATAAGAAGATGGGATTTAACAAATGGCATGTACCCGATGATCCACAAGAATTAAGAGACAGGGTAAAAGAGATCGGATCTAATGAATTCTATCGAATATACATAAAGAAGACTGATAGCTTTATCGGAAGCTCAAAGACTATGAGATATTTAGAACAATTTGCAAAACAGTATCATGAAACAGATCAGGAATTTCATTACGTCTCTGAAGAACTCGAAAATCTATCAGAAAACTAATAGCAACTATATGAAAACAAACGATACAACAGTGGAAACATCAGAACAATCCAATGCACCTATGCGATACCAATGGAGAAAGGGTGATCAATTTGGCAATGTAGTTATCTTCGAAAGGGAAGATGACCAATTTGTGTACTTTACAAACGGCTCTAAGATATTCAAAACGGTACTAAATGAGTTCATGTTTGTTATTGAAGGGGATGAATTGCCATTACCAATGCAAAATGAGGGACCTAGTGTTATTGAAAAAATGGAAAAAATGAAAATTGATTCTAGAATTTCCCCCGACTTTGGACAACAAATTTCCTCTAAATCCCCTGAACAGACGCCACTGGAAAAACTGATTCTCAAATTGTCTAAAAAGAATTCAACCTCATTAGATCTGCAGATCGAGATTGGGATTCCAAAGATCGAGGTTGTAGACATGCTGATCGAGAATTCAGATGACGACCGAGAAACGATCATTGATGCCATCTTAAAAATGGCAATCGATCAAATTGATATAAATACTATACAACAACAATTAAAAGATAAAATCACGTCACACTTAAACAACTATTATAATGAGTAAAAATGGACAATCTGCTAGCCGCAGACAAAGAAGAAGCATGTACAAACAGGCTGGATTCTTAAGAATCAAGAACACGTACAGATTCGGTAGCCCAGTTTCTAATTCATGGTATCAGAAAATGCGTCAAGATGGCGCTGCAGCACATGAAAGAAATGTAAAAGCATCACAAGACGCTATTGAAAGCGTATTACAAGACAGATTAAATAAAAGCATCGAAGCCTGGAAAGAAGTAGGTTATAATGATGCTGAAATTAAAATGTTAGAAGAGGCATATGCCTTAAGATCAGTTAAAACTAGAGAAACCTTAACAATCGACAGAAAAACAGCTAAGAAGCTTGAAAGAGATGCAAAATTATCTTTGACTAGCAGAACTAAATAAGATATGCACGTAATAACTTTAGAATTAGCAGACAATGGCCTCATAAAAACCGTTGCAGATGATAATATCAATGCAGCAGGAGAGAGTTATGAGGCCGTTGTTGTTTATGATTTTGAGTCTTCTAATTCTAATGAAACGAAGATCAAATTCTTAAACGACATCTCGATGGATGCCGGGCTTGAGCTTGGAAATCCAAGAGATAAAAAACAAATAAAAATAGTTCAGGAATGGGGTGAATCTTATTTACCGACTCCTGAGGAGATCACGTCTAAAATAGCTGCTCATCAGTTAGAAATCAAAAGACTGGAATCTCTGCTTAAAACTTAATGGAATTAATTATTGAATGTGTTTGGTATTCGAACAGAAAGGACTTTATTAAGTTCTCGAAATCGGATGATTGTTATGATCACGTGATAGACCATCACGCAATTTCGAGTAAACTCTCGAAGTCAGACATTCATGGCGCAGAACCCCCAGACACAGTCATTGGAATCTATATTATTAAGCAACTAACCGATGCACTGGTTTCAACGTCAGAAGACTCTATCTCTGATAAAAAGAAGATATTGTATGTGATTAAGAACCTCAACCTTGAGACCATAGATGTACTTAAAGGACTTATCGCATCAATCTATCCAAACTCCTACAAATTTAATCTAATCATCATTAATCGGGATGACTATCCAAAGAAAGGTGTACTTTCAAGCTTCAATCACGTTAAGTTTATAGATAATTAATTATGGTAAGACATACTTTATTTTCAAAAGGTGAGACCATCTATGCCCTATTATCTAATTATAGGCATCCAAATGTAGTATTTCCAGTGCAGTGTATCGTTCATGATATTAAGTTTGATGAACTGATGCCTCAATATCTGGTTCGTATCAATCATTTCTATGATGATATTGACTTCTTAAAAAGATATTTCTTTGGTTTAACTTTCAGAGGTGACTTTGAAAATAAAAAGCAGGTTAAATTTAAACTAAAGAGACAGCTATACCGTAAGATCGAGGATCTGGAGCGTCAGGTTGCCGAGAAATGGGAGACCTATTTAATTGCGGTTGACTCGGTATTTTGCGTGAAAACCAAGGCTGAACAAATTGAATTGTTTAATTCGTTGCAGGACTTCTTCGTGGAGAAGACAATGAAAGAACTATATGAAACTACAAATCGTGCATTTTACTCAAAGGGCCAATACTACTATCACTCCAAAGGTGAATTCGAGGCCTCTTTAAAGAAATTCTTAGCCCAAAGGGCTCCAACCGATCCTGATTATTACGACAAATTATTATTTAGACCTCTATCTTCCGACCTGGATAAAATTGAGATCTTATAAAAGTGATATATACTTAGATGGGATTAAACCCATTTAAACAAATATCACAAAAGAATGGCATTCGAACCAATAGATACTATTAGAACTTCAAATGCGCCATTAACAAATGACGCAAATGCAGGTGGAATAACAATCAACAATGGTAATGGTACAGTAACAAATACAGCTGATGCCATTCAAGCGAATCATGACGAAGTTGCGGCTGCAAATGCTAGTCCAAATCCATCGATACCGCTGAATGCTGAAACAGTAACTGCAAATCCAACGATATCGGGTGTCACTGGAACTGGTTCTAAAACGCCAACAACAGGAGATATTAAAACTGCAAACAGTGACAATAAATTATATTATGATAGAGTAACTCAAGCAGAAGTTTACAAGGTTCCAAGTTCAACTGGTACAGGTACGAGTGATGTTAGTGAAGGTAAATTAGTACATTCTAATTTTAACTCTTGGTCTTTAGTAAATTATAGAGGTACTCCGCTACAAGGTGCCACAACAGGCGTACCCTATGGAGAATACAATCAATTAGATTTTAATCCAGATACCCTGGTTAATCCAACAATTCAAACTATTATAGAAAGAACTTCTACAAATGGAGGATTAGGTTATAGATATGGTTATTCTGATTTTGCTCTATGCAGATATTTAGGAAGAATTCCTAACAATCACATGATTACCCTAAGAAGATTTCCATTCCCTATTGAGGATGATATTATAACTCCATTTACGGTAGATGCATCTGGAAAAAAGATTTTAAAACCATCTCCAGATCTTTCAAGAGCAGTAACGTGGATGTCAGAGCAAACTGGAAATAAAATAGAAGATATTTTAGGTTTTAGTTTTAACTATAATTGGGAAGAAGTCGAAGCTGCGGTTCAAACCATCGAAAACGATGCATCTAGAAGAGGTAAGTTTGGAGCATTCATGAATTCATCTTCTTTATTAAGAAGCGTTGATGCTGCCGCAAATGGAAAGAATGCAGTTCAAGCCAGCATATACAATAGCGCTTCATTTGATCCAATCACATCAACTTATCCAAACTATGTGTTTGGTCCATACAATGCGATCACTAAAATGTTGCAAAGAAAGGAAGGTATGGATTTTGATCATGAATTTACGTTAACGTTTGAATATGAAATGAGATCTTTAAATGGAGCAAATCCAAAGATCATGTTTATGGATATGATGTCCCAATTGTTAGCATTGACCTATTCAAATGCTCCATTCTGGGGAGGAGCTGTTAGATATACAGGAGGTGGTGCAGGAAGTATTGGTAAACCATTGGGAAATGCTGGATTAATTGCAAATGGAGATTATAAAGGGTTCTTAGGATCAGTAATGAAAGATCTTGGAACACTTGGACAAAACTTGATTGGAGATATTAAATCAAATGGTTTGATGGGTAATAACTTAACAAATAATATCTTAGGAGGATCTTTGTTAAAATTATTCAACTCTCCAAATGCTGGACAAATCGTAAATGCATTCTTAACTGGTGAAGCAACTGGACAATGGCATGTTACGATAGGTAACCCATTAAATCCAATTGCAGTTATTGGAAATCTAGCTTGTACAAAAACTGAATTAAATTTTAAAGGACCATTAGGTCTTCAAGATTTTCCAGAAATATTAGAATTGAAAGTTACCCTAAAACCTGCTCGACCAAGAGATAAAGCTGAGATTGAAAGCATGTTTAATGCGGGTAAAGGTAGATTTTACTTTAAACCATACGGAGGACCAGATATTAATAAAACAACCGATACCGATGTTTATAACCATCAGAAGGGAGGTAATGATATAACAGGACTTTCATCATACGGTACAGATGAAATGAGAAAATTCACAAACGGATAATGAACTTAACAACTTTAGTAAATAAGAGGATTGAAAATGGAGTAGTCATAATGACTGAACCGACAGTGCTATTTAGTAGCAATACACAAGTAATGTCTAAATTCTTAGTTGACTCGCATTTTGCAGGTCGACCAGATTTAATAGCGCTTCAGGTTTATGGTGTTGCATCTTATGCAGATTACATTCTAAAATATAACAATATTTCAAATCCATTTTCTATTGCTGAAGGTGATACACTATTAATTCCTCAGAGAGATGCGACTCTTTTACCTTGGACTAATAAGCCAACACAAAAATCGACTGAACAAAATGTAATAAGACAAAAGTTCATCGATACGAAAAGATTATCAATTCAAGATCAGAAGCGCATCGATTACTTAAAGAGAAAAGCCGCTGCATATAAAAATGGAGCGACTGAAATCTTGCCTCCAAATGTATTAAAGACTGGAAAGACAAATATCACAATCGCAAATGGAGTAATAACGGTTAATGGTCCTTCAAATAAATAATTATGGCTACCGATCAAAATACACAGCCAGCAAATGAATCTGGCATTTCATTAGATAGGCATATTTTAGCCATTCTAGAACCTACCATTTCACTAGATGAGATGAAGTTTGATGCGAATTCAGAAGGTGAAGGAGGTCAAAAGCAATCAAGAGAAAATGGTACTTGGGTTCCCCATATCAGAATCAATAACTTTTATATTCCTGCAACCGGTGTTAGATCATTTATATTGGATTGCTCTGGATTTATGCCAATAGTTTCCTTTTCATTTGATGATGTTGAAAGATCCTTTAAAGCTGATAGCATTCCAAGAGATGGAGATGTTATCAATGTTAGAATCACAGCAAGACAAGATGACACATTTAAAGATATTAGAGCAGATTTTGATATAACAAGCGTACATGGAGATGGATTAGAAAAAATGAATCCAACACAAATACAAACTTATTATATTACTGGAATGCTGAAGGTTCCAACACTTTTAGCAGAATCTTGTTTTGGATATTCTTCAGATACTTCAGTTGAACATTTGAAAAAAATATCAGCTGATTTGGAGTTAGGATTTGCAAGCAATGTGGATGCAGCAAACGATGCAATGTCTAGATTATGTCCATTCATGTCGAAGCTTAACTTTATTAATGATGCAATCGATCATTCCTATGTTAGCGATGATACCTTTCAGCTTGGAAGCATCGATCCATATTACTATCTAAATTTTGTTGACTTAAATAAAGTGTTTAATTCACATAATGACTTAGAAGATACATTGATCCACATGTTTGGTATCGATTTTAATACGCAGCCAACCGACACAAATGATTTAAATAAACTTAAGTCTCAATTAATATTAACCAATCATGAAAACTTCGGTGGAACTTCACAATATATTGTCGCAAATAAGATAATAAACAATGCAAGTGCCGTAAGTTTAAGCAGTGGTTATCAAAGGAAATTACAATATTTTGAAAACAATTCTACTGAAAAATTAGTATCTTTTGATATTCATCCTCTTGATTCTAAACAGATGAAAGATGTAGAAGAACCAATGAGAGGTAGGAGAGGAGAAGAAAGATATAAAAATGAGGTTAAACAAAAATATGTTGGACGCGTAGATCCTGATAATTTGCATCCTCAATATTTTTATGCATCAATGCACAATCAAATAAACAGAAATGAGGTTCATAAAATGAAACTAGAGGTTACGTTGGAAACAATTAATCATGGTTTATATCGTTTTATGAAGATTCCTGTACTAATATTTGCAAATGATGTTCTTGAAAATATGATGGGAGATGCGGTTAAAAAAGTTAAATCTAACGCTGGATTCGAAAGCGCAGGTAAACAATTTAAAGAGGATCCAACTTCACCTAATAACATACAGAAATTGGATGAATTTGTTTCAGGATATTATGTGATCGATGAGATACGTTATATTTATGATCCATTTACTGCAAACTCATTTCAACAAAAATTAACACTGCTTCGTAGAGAATGGCCGACTAGGCTTAACAACTACACTGCTTAAAATTAAATATATAACTCATGTCAGATTTTGGTAGCATATATTCATTTAGAAAATCGGGTCTCTATAAAAAGGGTCCGATGGACCCAGGTGGGCAAGTTAATAATTCATACCAAGATCCAACCTATCTTTCGTTTACTCTTTTATTCGTAACCGGAGATAACAATGATTCTCCATTTCTTTCTGGCGCAGCTGAAGATTTTTTAGCCAAATTAAAAACAGGCTCTAACATACAAAAATATCAGACAAGATTACAAAATCTTAAAGATTTTAAAGCTGCTCTATTAGCAATCAATACACAAATGCCTTGGTACTGGCAGTCTCTTGATGGAGTTGAAAGATTGGTTCAATATGATGTGAATCGAGTTTATTGGGGTGGTGATGACGCCAAATTAAAAATTGGTTGTTTAGAATCTATAAATATGGCAATCACTGGTTTGATGGCACTTTACAGAAAGGCAGTATGGGATGAAGAGAAATGGTCTTATTTACTTCCAGCAAACTTAAGAAAGTTTTCAATGTTTGTTTACATTGGAGATGTTAGAACATTGGATGATAATGCATACGAAGGTACAAAGGTATTAGATTCTTCAAACGATACAGATCCAGCAAACTTAGATCTTATAAGCCACAAGCCAACTGCTCTATTTAAACTTCAATTTTGTGAATTTGATATTATGTCAGGTTCAAAAGCATTTGAAGGTTTAAAAGCAGATGTGCCTGAAATAACATCTCAGGAAATTGCAATAACATACGAATACTTAAAGCAAGTTGATGGTGTTTATCTAAATGGAGTATTAAATATGACAACCGATGCGACAGCGCAAACCACAGTAAATACTCCAGGAGTTCAAGCATTTACAACAAACAATAATTCTACAGTTATTGGTAATTTAAAGAAACAGTTTTCACCTTCTGGATTACAAGCATCTGCAAATCAATTAAAGCAACAAGCAACAAATGATTTAGCAACTCTTTCAGCGGCAAAGAAACAAGAAATTACTGGAGCAGTAACAGGAACTATTGGCAATTTGGTTCCAACTCCTGAAAATGTATTAATGAATGGCGTTAATGCAATCGATCAAGCCACACGAATTAATCCAGCTCAACTGGAGCATGCTATCTTAGGAAATGTATATGGCGCAAATGTAGGTCAAACAATTATTTCAGCTCTTAATAGAGGTGCACTAAATGGTTTAAACCTCGGTAATGTCTTCCACTAATTGGTATAAATACTATACATGGCAACAGAAAATGAATTAGGTTCTGACAACATTAGAGACACCCATTGGTTGGGTGAAGTTGTTGATAATAACGATCCAAAAAATAATGGTCGTTGTAGGGTAAAGGTGTATGGCAAGTTTGATAATTTAACAAACGACGCGATACCTTGGGCGTCTCCATCTAATTCAATGGCTCCAGGACAACACATTATTCCAAATAAAGGAGATATTGTTTCAATAACATTTGACAATGGTAATATTTACACTCCAACATATTCATATCAAATCAATCAAAGTCCTGAATTAAAGAATGATATTTTAAATGGTTCAGCAGAACCTCAAAATGTTGTTTCATTGATCTATGATATCGTAAGAAATTTCAGATTCTATTTAAGCAAAGAGGACGGTCTAGTAATGACGACAGGTGCGGATAAAAATTCGCAACCAATGATTCGTTTTAGTCCAGATGGAAAGATGTTCTTAAATGCAGATCAAATCTTTATTGCTTCTAATTCAAAAGACGAGGCAGAACCTGCGGTAAAAGGAGAGACGCTAAGAAAGTTATTGGATAGCTTTATGGCATCATTCTTAAGTCACACGCATCCAACGGGTACAGGTCCTTCAGGTCCACCCTTGCCTCCTGAAAAGGCACAAGTTACTGAGACCAAAGGTAAACTGGACACCATCAAGCAATACAAAGCAGGTGGTGGTAGTTCATCAACACCAACAAGCTCTAGTGGATCCAGTGGCACCTCAGGTACATCAGCTTCTACGTCAGGTACAAGTGGTACAACAGGTACAAGTGGTACTTCAGCTGCAAGTACTTCAGGAACAAGTGGTACTTCTGGAACAACTACTTCAACGGGCGGATCAGGAGCAACATACAGCACCGAAGATGAAATCATCTTGGATGCAAATGGAGCACCTCAACCGATATCGGGTATTACATCAGGCGATGAAGTCAATGATACCGATGATGGTAAAAATAAGGGCAATGATACTTCAACAACATTCTACAATCGTAAATTTAAAGGAATACAGTCAACTTCAATCATCAATGCTGTTGATTACACATTAAAATCAGGTGAAGCGAAATCATTATGTTCTAGATACACATCGAATATCGCTAGAAATTATGTGGCAGGATTGCATGGCAAAAAGATGATTCCAGGAGCAACGTTTCCAGCAAATGGAAATGCAAATGGTAAAGGATATTTTGCAACATTAGAATCTATAGGATATAAAAAGATTGCGGGTGGTTCTAATATTAGTAAATCACAGTTAGCATCAATTTTATCTCAAGATTTTGATATTGGCGATGTTGTATGCTATTGGGCGACCGATGGTTCTACTGCTGATAGTTGTAGACAATATGGACACACTCAAATCTTTACAGGTGGTCTACACACCAGATCAAATGGACATAAATGGTCCACTGATACTAGAAACAATTTCGATACATATTTTGTATATAAATCTAAACCAGCATCGACCTGGAATTTATTAATCTTTAAAGCACCTCAAGTTTAATTCAATATATAACTTGTTAATATAATAATATATGCCCGTAAATTGGCCAACCTTCATCAATACTGTAGCATCAAAGCTAGAAAGTCAGACCATCCAAAATTTGGATGAGATGGGTACTTTCATGGCACAGCAGTATTTTACAGCGGTAGCCAATTCACAGACACCATTTTCAAATAAACATATTCCTGGCCAACAAACAATTCTCAATGATGCTTTCAAACGAGGTTTTAAAATGCTGGGCGATTCAACATCGCCAACGTATGAACAGAAGATGGTCGATCCAATGTATGCAGATCTTACGGAACCTCTACAAGACACTCAATCATACGATGCAAATGCGCAATTAATAAAATGGTTAGTCGCTACAAAATCAAAAAACTTTTTAAGTTTTGATTTTGGTAAGGTGGATGCCAAGATTACTGAAGCTGATATGATTAAGGTTTTGGCGGATAGAATCTTATTTGCAATGGATGGCGAAGATTCTAAAAAATATTTAGATTGGATCAATAGATTAAATACTGGAAGCAATTCATTATGGGCCGTAAAGGTTAAAAGCACAGTATTAAATCTAATTAAATTAAAGCAAAAACCAACTGGAACATATAACAAACAGGTGTTTCAGAGCTTTGCAAATAAACAAGATCAAAAAACATCTCCATTCATAACACCTGAATTGATTGCGAAATATACGTATGACGCAAAAATAGATGGAGATATTAATTCAGATCTATTAAAGGTAGAATCTTTGATACCAAAAGTGGAACAGGCAGATGAATCTACCAGAATACAAAATAAGCTTAATATCGTTAAATCTGAAGAAAAAGATTGGAAGGATGTGCTTACCAAATGGACACAATCTGAAATTGATAGTGCAAATGCAAATAAAGATGAGAAAGCGGGTGCAGATACAGATCCATTTGAGGTATTGGCCAAAGGCGTACTTGATTATTGGAAATCTACGGCAACTCAACCATTTGCTCAGACTCCAAGCATATTTCCAGCAACAATACCGGCTCCAGGAACCTATGTTCCTTTAACGTATGGCAGTCAAACCAGGCTTGCTGATTTTTTAAGAAGAGCATGGAACACTGGTAAAAAATATGAAAAGCCAGAAGAAAAACACGTCGCTGCAAATTTAGTAGCAACCGCAGTGGCTTATGCACTACAAGATCACTTATTACACCTTAAATTCATATACAATGGACAAATTTATTATGGAGTTGGAACAGCTCCAATGATCGGATTTGTGCCTTTTGTAATATGATAAATATTTAGTTATTAATCACTTAAACACAAAAAACAATGCTAAACGCAGAACAACAAAAAACACCAGTACATTCACCGAACGACCCATGGACATTACCAACAGGAGAATTTGATTGGGAAGGTTATGAATCGGAGTGCCCATCTATCCTAAAAAAGGGCAATGACAGAATCAAAACACCTATTAACGTAAAGGTCTATTCTAGAGGAAAAGATGCTCAGCGTTTTTATGATCTATTGATGGGAAATGATCATATTCAAATCATTCCGCAAGTTAACACTGGAGAACACCACACTGGAACTATTCACAGCGTAACTGAAAAATGGGCAATGATCGATATTGGTTATAGAGAATCAATATACATCGATTTAGAAAAAGAATCAGCACAATTTAAAAAATTGATTCAACCAGGGAAGGAATTCATGGTTAAAATCACATCTGATAAAAATGAAAGAGGATTCATAGTTGGATCTGTTACAGAAGGAACCAGACAAGCAGTATTTGCTGAATTACATAAAGCAATCGAAGATGGTAAAACAGCTTACACTGGTACGGTTACTCAAATGATTCCAAATGGTGGTTACATCGTTAACATCCAAGGAATTGATTGTTTCATGCCTGGATCTCTAGCTGGTGCAAACAAATTATCAAACTTTGAATCTATCATCGGAACAGATTTATATGTTGTTCCAGTAAGTTTCTCAGTAGAAAAAGGAACCGTTGTGGTATCTCATAGAAAATACCTACAAGCATTGGTACCTCACGAGATTGAACAATTAAAGATTAATCCTGCTGAGACAGAATATTCTGGTACAGTCACTGGTTCTGCAAAATTTGGAGTCTTTGTTGAATTTAATGGTTGTTTAACCGGTATGATTCACATCAATGATCTAAACGAAGAATTTGCAACTAGACTTTCAAAAGGATCGATCCAACCTGGCGATGAAATTTCATTCAAAGTTAAAGAGGTTATCAGCGAAAAGAAAATCACATTAACGCAGATCGATACTGTAGAAACTGCAAATCCATGGGAGAACATCTCAGATAAATACAAAATTCCATGTCAGATCCAAGGAACTGTTAAATCTATAAAAGATTACGGTATCTTTGTAACGGTTGAAGAAGGAATTGTAGGATTATTACATATCAGCGAACTTGATGGTATATCAATCGATGAAATTAAGAAAGGAGATCCAATTACAGTTACATTAACCCGAATCGATGAATCAACTAGAAAGTTATTCTTGAAGTTGTAGTAATTGTAGGTGATATATATAGTGACGGAATAATACAATCACTAATATGATCAACCTTAAGGATTCAGATATATTATCGAAAGCTTTGGTTGGAGTAGAGTTCGAACTTTACTCCAACCTTAGTATCGATGATACGGCAAAAAGCATAGGAAAACTCCTACAGAAAAAGATCCGTATCGAAAAGAAGGCCCATAGCGAATTTGCTCCTACGGCAGACGAATTCAAAATGGAACCAGATATGAGCGGCGGGGCAGGACTTATCGAACTGGTAACGGGTGCAATGCCTTACTCGGCAGCAAGATTGATGATTATCAAAATGTGCAACTGGATTACTGAAAATGGTTACACTACCGATAGATCTTCAATTCACCTAAATTTAAGCTTTGATCCAAAGCTAAGTGGCAATAAGAATCTTATCTCAAAGATGAGTCCACTAAAATTCATTCTAGATTTTAATGAAGATTTGGTTTGGAAAGAATTTCCAAACAGAAAGAATTCAACCTACGCAAAATCTATCAAATTTGTAATTCCAAGATTAGAAACTTATAATTATAATGGAGAACAAATTAGCCAAAACAATTTTATCTTTCCAAAGACAAAATACTATGGAGTAAACTTTGATAAGTTACAAAAGAACTATTTGGAATTTAGATATTTAGGAGGCAAAGATTGGAACAAAAAGTCTGCAAAGATTTTAAATCTATTGGATGTTTTTCTACTTCAATTATGGAAAACTGCGACTGATAATTCTTTTAGTCAATTAAATAAATTGGAACTTAAGAAAATATTGTCTGACAATAAAAAGATAATTGAAATCAGAGTTGATTGGAAGAATATCGCTAAGAACTTTCCTAAATGTAAATTTACGGTTGATTTAAATGATAATCCGCATACTATAGATTTGTACTGGCCTCAAATTAAAGAAAGAGTTTCAAATCTATTTACGTACGGTCAACTTGAAAGCGGTCATATTAATTATGATTCTGACAATGGAAATATTCAAGTTAAAGATGGTTCATTACCTTATTGTTTTGAAATCAATGGATATGAATTTGTTGGATGCACGGTACAGGGAGAAGTTACAAGATGCGACTTCTTTAAGTGCGATGTAAAATCTTCAGATATTAGAAACTGTAATTTCTATCAAAATACCCAAGTAAATGATTCAAAGGTCGGTTCATCATACGTTGCAAAAACAGTAATATTAAAAAACTGTTATGTATATGGTATTGATGGAGTATTTGCAGGAACAATGCAAGGTGGAATCTTTAGAGAAGGTAAATATGAACCAAAGAGCGCTAAGTTCGATGATGTAGAAATAGTAACTTCACAAAAAATTGTAAACATAATAGAATAATATGAGCGATATTTTTAATATTGATGGTGGAACCACCAATGAAACTACCCCACCTAGTTGGGACTCGATGTGCCTTGATAACTTTTTACAAAGATTGGCAGATGACATCACAGGATCTTGTATGATTCCAATGAACCTACCTAAAAAAGAGGTTTATAATATCGTACAGAGAGCAAAGAAATGGTTCTATAAACATTATGAATATAGTGTTAGAGAGAATGTTTATTATTTGCCTTTGGCGGTTTTTCAATCTGAACATTATTTAAGAACTAAAAGTCTTACTCTTAATGCAATGGATCCAGTTACAGGCGGTGGAGAGGTTTTCTCAGTATTTGGATGCTTTGAAACAGGTTCGATCTATGGAGCTGGAACTTCATTGATGTTTACAACAGGTGACTTTGCATTAGAAAGAATGTTATATGGAGGTCTTTATGGCGGTACCGGTACCGTTGCAGGAGCTGAAAACTTGCAATATTACGTTATCAATGAGAGCTTCTTTGATATGACAAGACAGATTATTGAAAACGCTGTATCATTTAATTATAACCAATTAACACACGAGATCAGATTTACTGGATTAGATCCTAAGAAGGACATAATGCTTGATGTTTATGAAACTATTCCTGAATGTGCCCTATTTGATGATGAAGCTTTCTTTAGATATTGCGCAGCTAAAATCAAAATTTCATTAGGTAACAAAATGCAGATCTTTGATTACACATTACCAGGAAATGTAAAAGTAAATGCAAGCGTAATTCAAGATCTAGGTAAAGAAGAATTAGATGCAGTTATCGAAGAAATTATAAAAGAAGAAGGCACCGACTGGATGATGCATTCTTAAGAAAATATATAAAACATGGAATTCTATATTACATCAATCACTGATCCAAATTTTGATCCAACCAAATTACAATCAGTAAGTGAGGTTGCTCAATTAATGGCGCAGATCGAAGTCGTTCTTTTCACTAGAAAGGGCGAAGTTATGGGAACACCAGAAATTGGATGTAATTTAGAAGATTTGATATTTGAACTTAACTATAATTCTAGTCAGCTACAAAATGAGATAAATACTCAGCTACTACAATTTGTTCCATTGGCACAAAAATACGCAGTTACAACATCTGTAGATTTTTTAAGTGGTCCTGATAGAGATGCAATCTTTATCGATATAGTGATAGACAATCAATATCAAATGCAAGTAGTGATATAAAATAAAGAAAGAAATGGCAAACCCAAACCCACCAAATTTAAGCTTTTTGCAAACCTCTAGGATTTTGGCAGGACAGATGGTCGCTGACACAAAGACCTACATCGCCAGATTATATGGACGTTTGGGTGAAATGTTTACTGCGGCGTCTCCTTATTCTCAAATCATAGATGTTATCAATGAGATCGGAGAATTGATATTTTATTATATTGAAAATTCTACGGTTGAGCAGAATATTTATACTGCGCAGCAACCAGAATCTATTTATGGTCTTGCTAGATTAGCAGGTCATGATCCATATAGAGGAGCAAGTTCAGTGGGAGAGATTGCAGTTAGATTAAATGCAGGATCTATTAATGATATCGCAGGTGATGCTCTTAATATTCCAGCAAATTCAAAGATACAATCAAATTCAAATGGTCTATATTACTTATTAAAAACCAGCGCAGATCAGTTTAGAATCGATAAAACAAATGCAAATTATGTTTATATTCCAATAATTCAAGGTACATTGGAAAGTCAAACCGTAACTGGTACTGGATTAGCATTGCAATCATTTAATATTTTGATCAATGGAAATGCGGATCATGACAATATTACAGTTTCAGTAAATGGACAGAAATGGACCAAATTTGATTCATTGTATGACATGCTTCCAACCGATACTGGTTTCTTAGCAAAGACTGGAATCTCAGGTGGTATTGATATTTATTTTGGTAATGGATCTTTTGGAATGATTCCAGACCTTGGTACTACTATAATAATAGAATACGTTATTACAGCAGGATCAATCGGTAACTTGGTTGATTCTAAAGATTTAACTTTTAAATTTATCGATCAGGGATTTGATTCAACAGGAACAAGTTATGATCTTAATTTATTATTAGATTCAACATGTACAGTTGCTCCAAGAATGGGAGCCGATCCAGAAGACATTAACCTAACTAAGTTGATTGCTCCTTTGGCTTCTAAGTCATTTGTGTTAGCAACACCAGATAATTTTGAATATTTCTTAGCCAAATATGGCATGTTCTCTTATATAGATGCATATACTACAACAGCAGACGGTTCGATCGATGATGATAATATAATTTATTTATTTATGTTGCCAGACGTGAATAAGAGACTTACAAGCAATCAAGATTATTTTAGTATTGATCAAAACGAATTTTTCTTTTCTCAAGATATGAACAATGCGATCTTAGGAGTTATTGAAAACTCAGGTCAACAGATGATTAATTCTGAAATCAAGATCGTAGATCCAATCGTTAAATATTATAGAATGGATATCAAAGTTAAATACTTTGAAGGATATTCAACATCACAATTATTTAATGTGATTAGAGGTGCAGTATCTCAGTATCTATTAACTATTACAAGAAGAGACTCTTTACCAAAATCAGATTTGATTGCAATAATTGAAGCAATTGAAGGTATTGATTCGGTAAATATTAGATTTATATCTCAAGATGAAGAAGATGCTAGAAGAAATGGCTACTACACCGTAACAACAACAATTACAACACCATCTACTCCAATCCTTACAACGGACGGAAGTGGACAACAATCATATGTTTTCTTTAAGAAAACAACACAGACAACTACGGTAAATATTGCAGAAAACGATCCATTACCAGAATCAATAATCGGAATGGATAGCTTTGGAGATATTATCTTACAACCGGAAGAGGTTGCTTTATTCAGAGGAGGTTGGTTGGATAGAAATGGTGCTGCAGTAATAGATGATGCAAGAACTGGAGAAATGGCGGCAATGACTGTTTATTTTGATAATCCACCGATCCCTAGCACTATATTCTCTGCATTGCAGACTCAAAATAGAAAAGCTCTATAATGGCAACAAAGCAAAACTTATATCACGGTCTATTCAAGTCAGATCGAAAAAGTATCTATGACATACAGACTGAAATTAAAGATAATAGATTAAACCTTGGAAGAAATTTCTCCAAGGATTTGCTTTTTAATAGCATTTCACCATCAATCTATAAGAACACATTTGTTAGCGATTTCATCGTGTTGCTTCAAAATATTTTGGTTAAATATATAAACGGCGTATCGTACTTAAAGATCTTTAAGAACTATACGGTTGATAAAAACTACAAAAAAGTTAAATAAGGATGTTGAAATACCAAAACCTGAGATTTTTTAATGGAGAATCAGGAGAATTAGATTTTTACTATGATGAGACCAATCAATATTGGTCAGGTAATATCTATTTGCCAAGGGTAGCGTCTGGTCTTTATGAAACTTGTAACTTATACATCTTTGAAGAGGTTATAACCTCAACAGGTCACATAGATTATATTAGACCAATTTCAGAAAATGCAGCGACAACAACATTAAGATTTGAATTTATTGATGATGAAACTTCAAGCGATGCAATCTTTGTGTATGACATGGTTAAAGATGCTCAAGGAAACTATGAGATATCGATACCAAGTTATGTTGATGATCAAATGCAGTCAAGCACTGAAAGCAATGGAATTACAACATATACTGAATCAAATTCTTCGGATGGTAGTGTAACAAAAAATATTGATTACAAAACCGTTTCTGGAATCTATGATAAAAATGCAATTCACTGTAATATTGCAATCAATTCAATCAGTGAAGATATTCATGTTAGAGTATTAAATATCTATGAAGTTCAAAATGGAGTTCAAACTGCGCCAGTTGCAGCAATTAGATTTTACGGTGAAACTGTCGCAGATGACGAGAGATTGACCGTTCTATTAGGTAATATGGGCCTTTCAATTCCAGAAGAAGATATGATGATCTTTAATGATACTGATGTGAATGAATTAGGCGTTGACTGGCAAATCATTAACAATAAGAAAAAAGAATTGTTGCTGGAAAATGCAAACATTCAACCATATATCGGTACCTATAAAGCAATTTTAAATGCAATCAAATTTTATGGCTATAATGATATAACCCTAAAAGAATATTGGTTAAATATAAATGAGCAATCTCCATACTTTGGAAAGTTAATGGCGGTTGCAGTACCAAATCAAACTCAAGAAGGATTTCTAATCGAGAAATCGAATAGGTTTCAGTTACCAAACTCAAATCAAAAGAAAACAAATAGATTTTCATTAGTTTATAGACTCAATGAACCCACAGGAAATGTAGATGAATGGGACATTCCAACTACTGTTGAGACCACAGTATTTACACCTCAAGAAATTTTGGTTAAATTATATGGTCTTAAGAATAAGTTACAAAAATCTTATTTGCCCCATCAATCTAGAATTGTAGATATTACTGGTGAAGGCGACTACTTCTCTCAATTTAAGCAAAGCGTATGGAACAATCAACACTCGATACAAGTACAAAGTTCAGGAGTTGAGGTTTCCTTTGAAGTGGTACCGCAAAGATCGGTATTTATTGAAGATTTAAGATACATTAATCCTAATTGCGATGAAGCATGGGTTGCAGCAAATCAAAATGTAGCAATTGATGCGATAAACACATTTTATGCAGATTATTATAGTCATGATTTAAATAGCTTTCCAACGTTAAGCGCAACACCAATTGGATGTCCGATTATTTTGAAAAATACATCGCTTCCAACTGATTGGGATTCATGCGAATTTACATGGGATGACGCTGGATTCTCTAGCAATGGCTATAATAGCAATACAAATAGTTTTATGACATGGAATAATTGGTGGCATAAAAGTGTATACGAAGCTGAATGGATTATTAGTGGTCCTGCAGGGTATCAATTTTCTAAAAGAGATAGAATCGATAACATGCTTGAATCTGCGATAATATTACCATATGCTGGATCTTATGACATCATGTTGAATCTATATGATTTATATAATGCCAGATCTTATACTAATATCAAATCGGCGGTAACAGTTCAGTCCAAATCCATCGAAATCTATGGCATCTTTGAATCAAAACAACCATTAATTACATGGGATTACTATACAACTCAATATAATAAAGCAGGAGGAACATTCGATCTAGCGCAAGAGAGTCCAACAACAATGGATGATTCATTGGCAACTTGGTATGAAAGTTTAGACCGTGCAAATTACGTGCATGACAATTCAAATGGTACACAATTCTCTACAGTTTTAAGATATTTAGACCACACATCATCGACTGGTTTCTCTGAGACACCAGGTCCTTATGTTTGGAATTATCTAAAGGAACACACATGGAACGATGGATCTTTAAGCTGGGATATGATGAGAGTTGGTGGAGATCTTGCAGCATCGTTTGTGATCGATGTTAGACAGGATCAAGGATATACAAGTGGTGGAACTATCGTAATTTCATGGTACAATCAAGCTACTGGAAAAACAATTACTGAAAACTATACCATAACTTCGACCTATCCATTAAATTATGCAGATTTAACTGCATGGCAAAATGTTACTGATGAATTAAATGCTTTAAGTCCAATTACAAATCCAATTTTAAGTAAGTTTGAATTCAATCCAGCATATTATGATTCTACTGGTTCTGGAACTGAAGATGAATGTAAATTTATCGTGGGAGTAGGAAGAAACTATTCTTCAACGTATGATTTTACAAGCATATCTTTCAGCGCAGTATCGGGTGGTTCAATAACTGGAAAGGTAAATTATACCGGTTACAATCCTACTTATAATGATATTAATATCTTAACTAGTCACCAAAACTTAGGTCTATTAACACATGTTACATTCTCATGGGATCATACGAAGATGCCGGGAATTGTAGGCCAACGATGGACAATCAAAAACAATAGTCGAAATGATAGTGATATATATTACAATAATCAGTGGTTAACATATCTCTTTCCGCATAAAGGTGATTACACCATAGGATTAGAATTGGTTGACTGCAATGGAAATACAAATTCGACAACAAAGAATTTATTAACAATAACATAACTGTTCAAAATGGCAACAATTACAACAATTTTAGGTACCGACAGCGTATCTTCATCTAGAGTTACAATAAACGATAACTTTGCATCGATCAATTCAGATCTTGCAAATATTGAAGCGTTATTGGACACAAACAATGAAACTATCACTTTAACAGGTGCTGGTTCTTTTGGTTCATTAGCAATTGCAACAAACAAAGTAACCATCAATTCAACTGCAATGGTTTCAGCAGTACCGACCACGGTAAATGCAACCTTTACTCTTGGAGCTGATGAAGTTAAATCAGTAACTAATGTTGCTTCTGGCGATTTACCAGCAGCAAATCAATTTACAAGTAACGTTTATAATATTACAGGTTCTGGAATTACTTCAGTAAATCTTAATGTTGGTAACCCTGGTCAAGCAATCACAATTATTTCTGGAGCTGGATCAGTAGCAGTAAGTACTACACATTGCTGGTATTTCAAGCTTAACTATTGCGCAATATGGTGCAATTGATCTTAAGTTTATCGGAACAAAATGGTATATCGTTGGTCAACATGGCTGCACTATTTCCTAATTTTTAAATAATATTAATCTTTAATTTTAAATGGCAACACCATTAGTTAGAATACCACAAGAACAGGGAGGAACGCTTTATGCATTTGCAGGAGCTTCTAGAGATTTGACAAGATCTTATTACAATCCAGATCTAAACTTTGAATTTTCAAAGTTTGCGCTACTGAATATTCCAGTGGTGACAACTCCTAGTGCAGGTTCTACTAATAACTATCTGCAGTTCAAAGACTTATATGATATTGGTGGATCTCCATACGATGATGCTACAATAGATGATGCAAACGTACACTTTGCACAAACTTTCGAAAACTATGCATTGAATCTTGAACAGTTGATTATCAATGATGACAATTTTGATTCTACTCTATTAAGTTCTGACGCAGAAAAGATTTTCTTTAAATATCTAAATAGAATTGGAGGTTTTAGAGTAAGAACTGCAACTCAACAGGAGTCAGTTTCTTCAGTTAGCAGAGTTGTTGAAGATGATACTTCTTTACAAACAGGTTCTGAATATGAAAGGGTTGTTAAATATGTCGGTAATATCGATGTATCAAATGACAAAAATTATTTGGGAGATGTTTACAACGAGGTATTTATTAATGTACCTTCTTCGGTTGGTTACACTCCAACGGTTTTATTAAAGCAAGGAACCTATAACACTTCAACCTTATCTTATACTCCATCAACTTATATCGATGGAAGAGCAGGACAAACCCATCCAGATGCAAATTTAAATCTACGTTCAGTTGTAGATCAGGCAGATGGAGAAATGGTAATTGATCCACATGAAAATGGATTTGTTGAAAATGCGGTTGGAATCGATTGGGATCCTACGTCTTATGCTCAAATCGTAAATTCAACAAAGTTAAATACTTTATATGATTATTCACTTAATGGTGGAGACTTTAGTTTCAATGCAATCTTAGTTTACTATGATTTATATTCTAAGTCTGTTCCAGCGAATAGATCAACAAATTTATATGGTATCTTGATCCTTGATAATTTCAAACAAGATCCTAACGTTAATGGATGGTACATTCCAACTCAAACCAAATACAAACCAAATGATATAACTTCATTGAATGGTAATGCATTTGCCCTAAAGTTGAATGTTAAATTTAATACTTCTTTAGAGAATGTTGGTGTTGAAAATAATATTAACGATTTCTCTACATTCGGTATGGATATTTTCTTAGATACCGTATCAGCATTAGATAATGCAACTAAACTATTATTGAGTGCAAATGACAATTATACTGCACTTTCACAACAGGTTCAAGATCTACAAAGTTTATTCTTAACAACAAGTCAGTTGTCAGATATTCAAAATAAATTATCTACCTTACAAACCGATGTAGAAAATGCAAAACTAAACTATGCAACTTCATCATCCCTATTATCTTTGATCCAGTCAACTAATGACAGAATCAATCAAATGTTAAATGGTACTGTTCCTACAAGTGTACAATACAATATCGATGTATTAACACAAGGAGATGGTATCTTATATGATAAAAGCGTACCTGGTAAAATTAAGATCAGCAATTCAGTTTATGGATATTCATTAGCACCTATTTATAATTATAATACTGCTAGTACATCATTTTTAAATTGGACGGTAGCAGATCAAATTACTTCAAGTAATTTATACAATCCAAGTGCGGCTGCAAACACTGGCATCTATGCTAGGTTAAAACCATATACAAATAGAATTTCATTGAATTTAAATTCGGCAAATACGACTTTAAATAACATCAATATATACTTAGACGATACCTCGTCTGGCTGGAAATTAGGTCAAGCTGTTAAAATTGCATTCAATTCAATATTGAATTTGGGTACATTCAGTTTAAATATCTACAGCAACAAAACCTCAACAGGTTGGGCATTGGTTGGAAACTTTAATTCCTCTTCAATGATCACTGCAAAACCTTATGTTGAATTAGTATGTGTTGATCCAGTGAATAAAATATTTGAACTTGACATTTTAAGATAATATGAGCGCAAACAATTCAATCTCGCAACTATTAGAACAATTCGTAGAATTGTATAATAACGCATTGGCAACATACCAACAAACAAATACTGCTATTACTACCGATAAGGATAGTGTAGTTATTAACTTGTATGATCCATCGACTACCAATGTTACAACAGTTCAAGTTCCATCATTTGGTTTCTTGAAAAGAGAGATTGAAAGATTAAGCAATAACGTTAACAACCTTAGCGCAATTGGAAATTCAACAGCGAATATTCAATTGTCAGATGGTACTTATAGAAGAGTTATGACCAGTAAATTAGATGGACCAGCTCCAACTATTACCAGTCTATACACTCCAACTGCATTTGAAACTAAGAACAATCAATTCTTTCAGAACTTTTTAAATCCATTGTTAACCATCACAATGGACGTTAGCAATCAAATTGCAGTTAACACTGAAAAAATTTATGTTGAAAGATATATCTTTAACAGTGCAGACCAAACAAGTTCTGCTGCATTCGATAATAATTACAAAGGATCGAATAGCATCGATTACAAAACATTCTTAACTCAATTATCTCAGAATTCATACCAATATACATTGGATTCGAATACTGTTGATATGCCAGCTAAGATGGTTCAGTATTATGGAGATCTAGATGTTATAAGCGTAGACAACGTTCAAGTTACACAGATTGTTAACGGTGTTAGTCAAACGAACACTGTTAGGTTATTCACATTAAATAAATTAACTTACTCAGATTCATCTAAAACACTTCAGGATACTGAAACCTTAAAGGTTGGAGATTCATTGGTTGTTAATTCTGGAAACTTGGCAACAAGATACACAGTACAATCGATCAATTCAAGCACCTCTCAAGTTTCTTTATTATTGGTTGAAGGTTCTGAACCTATTAAAATTGGAGCATCACAATTAACAATCTACAAAGATAATTCAATTGCAACTGATATTAAATTAAATATCAATTTCGATGAAAGACAGGTTGTATTTGTTAAAGCAATTGATCCAGTTTCTAAAATCGAAGCGGCTAATTTTTCACCGGGTGTTGCATTCTATTCAAATGATTTGCAAATAACCATGGCTGATGGAAGCGTTGTAACACTTGCTGATTATTATAAATCAGAGGTTGCAGATTTTGGTCAATTCATTAAAAGTTTACAAGTAGACTTTATTCCACCTGCTGCAATGGCAGTTCCTCCAGATGCGCCGGTTCTGGATGTAAATAACTTTAAAGTGGTTCAAATAAACAATCACTTAACAGATAACGATTCGACTATCAAGATTACTCAATTGCAGTCAGATAAAGCTGCGGCAGAGCAGTCATTGGCTCAGTTAGATACTTCTATTGCTCAAAAGAAAACGCAAATCAATACACAAAAGTATACGTCTTCAGTTGATAAAGATAGAGACACGAATGAATACAATGCTTTAGTTTCTCAAAGAGCAACTGAATCAAATTTATATGCATCAATAGTTACGCAAATTCAAACTATAGCAGCTTCAAACAATTTAACGAATGTAGCTCCTAAATTTAGCGTAAGAGGTTTCTGGTCAGTGCCACTTCCAAAAAATGTAGCAAACACCGTACCTCAAGAGGTTGTACAATTTAAAATAAGATATCGATATCTTTCAGTAAATGGTAAAACCAGTCAAGTTGATCAGATCCCTTTTAATGATAGTACAACTAATACCGTTAAAACTGCGGCATTCTCTAACTGGAATGAAATTTTAGGACCTGTTAGACAAAGAGCTTTGGATCCAACTACTGGAAAGTACAAATGGCAAAATGAGAATGAAGAAGACGCTCAAACCGTAAACTTTAATTCATTAGATATTCCAATTGAATCTGGAGAGGCTGTTGAAATCATGATCGCTTCAAGATCTGAGGCAGGTTTCCCATCGAATCCAGCAGAATCAGAATTCTCTTCGATCGTTCAAATTGTTTTCCCAGAAGGACAATTCACTGGAGATAAATTATTAGATGCTATCAATCAAAATCAAACCGATTTGGTAAAGGTTCAAGTTGATCAGGATCTAACAACTGGTGGAGTTTATACACACATTGGTGATTCATTTACTGCAAACTCTAAATATTTTGCGCACATCGGTACCTCAATAGCTTCAGGATTCTTAGATGCAAATCAAAATCCAGTTTCAGTATTTGATAAGTTGATTGAATTACAAAATCAAATTCAAACACTAACTGCTCAAATCGCTGGTACTCTTGGAGAACTTTCAGTATACCTTGAAGATCAAAATGGAACTCAAACTGTAGTATCTAATAATACGTCAGTTCAGTTATTTGCAGGTTACTATGTTGATGAGATTACAAGTCAAACAAATAGAAAAGGTGCAATTGTTACAAAGAGTTTTAAATTAAAGTTAGCAAACACTAAAGCAACCAATTTAGAATTAGTTGCAAGAATTCTAGGTGATAGAACTCAACCTATTTATAACTCAGGTAAATCTGCAACGTTAGGAGTTTCTGCAAATGGAACTACAACACCTGATTCTGCGGTTGCAACAAACACATATTATACAACTGAAGGTAACTATGATTTAGTACCTTTATTATATCAAAATTTGGCAGCAGCAGATATTTCAGCAAATATCTTCTTCAATCAAATACCATTACAGTCAGGACAATTAAGAGGACAGTTCGTTAACTCTAGATTCAGAAATCTAGCGAATGATACTGATCTTTATTCTTTAACTGCGCCAGATTTATCAATAACAACTGGTATTGATGATTATGAGTATGGTCTTTCAAACATCTTTACTGGTGTTACAATCGATCCAACTAGCAAAGAAAGAAATTATTCTGCGGCTTCAAGTACACCATTTGATGCACCTACTGATCCAACTGTATTAGCAAATGCATTTATTTGGACAGGTTCATTTAATAGTACTACACCAGCAATAACGATAATTGATCTTGCAGGAGCTACAAATCCAATATCAAGTTCTGCATATGACAATGGTATCTTCATTCATAAAGACCATCCAATCTTGTCAAATGGAGCGATTACTCCATTGCAAATCCAAGGTGCTGGTATGGTTGCAATGTCTAAAAATGCACCAAGAAGAGCAAACATGACAGATGGTGGATTCCAAAATCCATACAAATATACAACATGGGTAAATGATGCGAATAACACAGTTCATAGAACTTTGAAAATGGCATTCGATGCAAATGATCAATATCTATTAGGTGGTCAATCATGTGGAGCCTATTTATATGTTGCACCTCTACAAAAGACAAGTCTTATCGTAGATGCAGATAATAAATTTGGTGTAAAAACAATAGCATCTGGAGCCACAAATGCGGTTTCAGTAGATTTGATCTTCCAATATAGAATGACTGATTACTATGGTATAGCTGACAGTACAGTTTCAACAACTGCAACTGCTGCAAATAACACTGGTAGAATTGGTGGTATCTATAGCAATACTTTAACAAACATCACTTATTCTAAAAAGATAGGTATCGATATTTTAGATGCTGCTGGAAATTCATTCCAGTTTGACGTCGAAGTTTACGCGAAATACAAACAAGAGGGTTCTTCTTCTACAAACGTAACGAGTGCAATGTTAAATAACTACAATGCACCTTCTTCAGGCGGAGGAGGTTGTCCTACACCAAACATGAGAATCTTAACTGGATCTAATACCTTAGTACCAGCAGGAGACTTAAAGATTGGTGATCTAGTTTACACTAAACACGAATTAACAGGAGTATGGGGAACATATCCATTGATTAATACATCGAGAGGAATTCAACCAATCGTATTAGTTAGCGCAGGTGGAAGCAATGTTACAGTTTCTAATTCACATAAATTCTTAACTGAAGCTGGAGAATACGTTTCGATCTCAGATCTACACGTTGGAGATAAGATCCAATCAGAAAATGGAATTGTTACAATCACATACAAACAGTCGGTTGGTAACGCAGAAATAGTTAAACTTGAAATTGGAAATGCACATACGTATGTTGTTGAAGGATTAGTTTCCCACAATAAGAATACCGGTCAGTTTGCTGATTCTAATGACTTTTCAACACCAGGTGAAATGTCAGTACTGAGATAACCCAGACGTCTCCTTCATTTCTTGATATATAATTAACAACGAATAGAAGGAAAACTGATGAGTATAACAACAAACTTTGATGCGTCTGAGAATAATCTAGACGCTCTATCATTTGGTTTATTAAGAACCAATCCCGTATTAACTACGAACGTAAAATTAGTAGTTGACTCTACTGGATCCATTTATATGGATTCAATTGACGCGAATAGTACTCTCTCAAATTCTGCATTTAAAAAGTTTCCAATCAATTCTGGAGGATCATACTCGCAAGATCTTTCTGCATTCTATTCTACTGCTCCGAATTCTATTAAATACGATGTTTTAAGAGAAGATTCTGATCTGAGTGTTTATGGAGATTATGCAAAGCAATATGAATCTCAATATCAGTACGGTGCCTTCTTTAATACTTCAAAATTTTATTTAGAACAATATAGATTCTTTGCTCCTATTTGGTTGGAAAAGAATACACCTTCTTACTTTGTAATTTATAGAGTTGAAGATGTTGACTACTCTAAACAAATGGATACGACAATATCATCACAAAACACAAGAGTGATGGAATTGTTAAGCAAGGCTACGATCGTTACTTCATTTGATTTAACTACAAAAACTGGAATTGGTAAATATATTAGTACTCATATAAATGATTCTAATTTTCCAGATGCTGCAATAACACAGAACTTTGATCCATCGCAACCTACTATTTTTAGCGGTATCGATACGGCAAAGGGTGGTTTTGTTAATAGAAANGAATACACGAATAAAGATCTTATCGTTGATAAGATAGAAATCTTAAATAATAATCTTTTAACTTCTGGTTTTCAAAGAAATGATATCGCAGTTGCAAACATATTAAATCTTGAATTTTTATTCAATGATCCAACTGCAGAAACCTATAAGATTTATAGATATTTTGGTTTATATGTTGATGCAATCCAAGAAGGACAATTTACAACATACGATCTGGTTAAAAATGATTCAACTGAAATCTTAAAGATTGAGGCTGATTCGGTTTCTACTTTATATCCTTTATCAAATGGTTTGACTCATCAAGATATGTTCTTGAATCAAAGTGATTTATCAATTCCAACCCTAAACTGGGTAAAATCTGGAGTTGGTAATTTCTTTCATATCAGAAATGGTGTTGGATTTAATAATACTCAATATCTACCGGTTTCATTAAATGGAGCAAGTCTTAATGAATTTACGGATATGGTTAAACAATCTTCGATTCAAATTGAAGAGTTTGGAGTTAACCTAAATGATTTTATCGATCTTCAAATAATCGACACTCCACACGATGGTGATAAAATATTTATTGCACCCAAATCAGAATTGAAAGGCTTTGATTATAAGTTGCACGGATTTGAGTTTACTGCAATAGCTAATTTACCAATTGGCAAATTTACTGAGAATACCTACTCAATCCACGGTACACCGAGTGATATTGCAAGTGCCCTAGCTGGATCAATTAATCTATCAGAGCTTCCTTATACGGTTCAACAGATCGGAGATAGAATAATTTTACAAGATTATGGAGTTGGAAATAATAGAAAATTGACCGCATTAGGTATTTTAAATGGTAATATTTCTGATTTCATTCAAATAAATGTAGGTCTACAGAATAATATTGGTTTAACAAATTCAATACTTCCAGTAGGATCGCATACTGATTTTACTCAATGGACTATATGGACTCCAACCGGAGGAGCAATACAAAATAGAGCAGTTTTGGTAAAGAATCAAAACAAAGGAACTGTTGCTGTTGGTGAATTCTTAATGAGTTCTACTTCAAATACATTCTCTAAAATTACTCAAATTATTGCTGATCCATTTTTAACTGCTACGAGCAGAATCATTTTAGAAAATGTAATAGATGTACCGAAATCTAAAGTATTAAACGTATACGCTGAATCTTTTACGACATACGGTAAATTTAGTGCATATGCAATTAAAGACTTTGACTTTGATTTTTATGACACTTCTAATTCTAATTTAGGTGAATTATCGTTTGAGGACCTTTTATTAAGTTCTTCTTATTATAATAATTATGCGGGCGCATGTAGCTCTAATTTTACAGAGGAAGCATCTTCATATTTTCCAACACTGTATTCAGTTTTGCAACCGGAAATAGTTAATAGAAGATCAACAATAACTGATCTATCCCAGGATGCTACTTTAATTATTAAAGATGTAACTGCAGATTCTGAATATGATAGACTTTATGAAAATGAATTAAAAGAAACTGCAATTTTAAGTAGGATGGTTCCTACAATAAATAAGTTTGCTCTTAAGGATGCATTTAATGCAAGGATGAAACCATATCTTTTAAATGTTAATGAGGCATTTGGAACTGACAATATATCTCCTGATATTCAGAGCGGAAAATCTAGAAATCCATTAGACTATAGCATGGAACACTTTCATATCTATGGAATCCCTACTATTTTTAAAGATACAGATTCAAATATTAATGAGTTGGATAGTTATATTGGATATGATTCTATTCTATTGAATTCAAATAATCCAGAATTAAATGTTGCAAATTTAAAAAGTTATACAAATGATTACTTTAGCAAATATTTTATTTGGGATGGAGCATTTAGAGATACAGTTTCAGTTACAAAAATAACAACTGGATCAGTTACCTTAATTTATTTTAGTGATATCGTTTCTTCAACTATTTTAACGTCTTCGACTACGGTAGTTAGATTAGATGGTGCAATTATAACGCTTCCAAGTGCTGGAAATATTTCAACAGTAGATGGAGCATCAATATTAAGCTTTTCTGGATCAAATCCAGGTTTTTCAATAAATGATTTATTTTTAAAAGATCAAATTTCTTTTGTAAAAGATAGATCTAAAAAGTTGTACTCTAACTTCGATAAAGGATCTCAATATAAATTTGCATCGACAGTATTTAGAGGTTTAAGATATACTTACAAGGCAAGAAAGGAATTCAATAAGGTTAATCCTACTGAATTTATTAGTAATACATTAGTGAATGATTATAAATTTGGTTCAGTAATTAATTTAACAGATGCGACATCAAACGGATATTCTATTGATGTTATTAAAAATGATGCATTTGATTTTATTTGTATCTATATTAACTTACAATTAAATCCAAATGATGTAAACGAATTGACTAGAAAGGTTCTGTATGAATTGGTACACTCTAAATTAAATGGAACTTACAATAATTCTGCAATGAGTGGCACATTAGATTTAAAACATGCAGCATGGACAAATGGTCCAGTAACCGTAAATGGAATTCCAGATAATTTGGGAAATCAAACTAAATTTGAAAGTCAATTAACTCTTACCGAAAGTGGAGGATATTCATATTTGGTTTTTAACTGGCCATTAAATGGTTCAGATCAATATGCATTAAAAGTTCTAAGTGTTTCTAATGATTCATCAATTATTGTAGATGGATATCCTAGAGTATGGGCAAATGGATCATTAGGTACAGAGTGGACTGGTGTTGCAGGTATTTCTATTAATGAACAGAGCGTAATACCATACACCTACATCGGTGGAGGTTATAATGCATTTAAATCTATATTAGAATCTTTACAGGCATCGAGCTTTGCAAATTTATTTAATCAATTTTCAACAAATATTAATTATACAACAATTAGCGCTGATGGAACAGAATCAGTAAATAATTTTGTATTAGAAATCGATAATGGTACTGCATTTGCAAAGGCTTCTTACATTGAACCTTCTGTGGATTCAGATAAACCTAATTCATACAAAATTACATCACAGGATGTCGGTAAGATTATTACTGAAAGAAGTGATCCATATTTTACGGCGATGCGAAGAATGAATGGTTTATATAACCCATTGGTAAAAGATGTTGTTGCATTCACAGATATTTTTACAGAATACAAGGCTTATGATACTAGCGGATCGGTAGATTATAGAAAGAAATTAATCTACGATAAATTTAATAGATTAGGAATCGCATTTGATACCTATATTTCTACAAATGAAAATGGATTTGGTCTATTAAATAACTATTATTTCCATAAAGTAAATCCAGAGGCACCTGATTCTACATTGAAATTGTCAACATCATCTGATAAATTACCTCTATATCCAAAAATTGGTGAGATCGCGATTGATAAGAAAACGATGAATGTTTTAGAATCTAAGTATTCTCCAACATATTTTACAAAAGCTTCTCCGAATAATATTTCTTCGACGGCATATGGAACCCTAAGTCCTATTGAAAAGACAGCGTTCTTGGCATCGACGATAATGAAGGTTGAAAGTCAATATCAAATAACTAATTTTACTTCGATGAACGTTAGTTCATTGGATCAAATGAATACGATTAGAACAAATGATTCAGAAACCAGTTCGATAGTTTGGTTCGAAGATACGGACAAAGTATATGCCGACGTTTACATTAAAAAATCTATGTTTGCTAAATTATTAGCAGATGGTATTAAATATAAATTCGATGACTATGTTAGTGCTAATCATTCATACGGTGATGTAACGACAACCCTGGATGATCTTATAGTTTATACTGATAATAATATTGTACCAAGATTTAATTTAGGCAGCATTGTTGTATATGCCAGAGAGGGTAAAGATATTTCAACAGAATTTTTAAGTGTTGATAATCCATCATTGATTGATACCTCAGTATATACAATGCAAACCAATTATCAGACTCAGACATTTCCTACGGATCGACTTGGATTTAGACTAATATATAATAAGAGGCCAGGTTATAATTATCAATTTGAGCTCCTAGTCAATATAATTTCTTAACATGTCAATAATAATTACAGAAATATACAATTCAGATGCCGATGGATCTGGCGTATTTTTATCACCCGAAAAGGTTGAAAAAATAAATGCTAACTTCCAGCAGATTGAATTGAATCATGGAGGACCAAATGGTCCACAAGGAGCGCAAGGTGACCCTGGAGATGATGGATCCAAAGGAACAACCGGAGCGCAAGGTGACCCTGGAGATGATGGATTTGCTGGACCACAAGGAGATGAAGGACAATCGGTTTGGTTAAAGAATACACTTATAACAAGCGATAATGATACCCTAAAGACAAATCAATTTGGAAAGTTAAATCCAACCACGATTGAAATTGGAGTGTCAAGCTCATCAGCAGATTATAACAATCCGACTACCAGATTAAAAACTTTACATACTTCTGATAAGAACACATATAACCTTTCTTTAAAAACTTCAGATTCTGATAATAGATCTCATTATAATTTTTATTATGATTCAGTTGGATCACAAATAGTTTTAGAAGAGAGCTTTGATGAAAATGCATCTGGAATTTTGGTGGATGCTGCATCGCAACATAATTATTCTGGTTTTATTGAAATTGATGGTGGATTAACAAGTTCAGTTGATTCAATTTTAAATTCAGGATCAGAGATGCACATAGGTACTCAATTTAATGTAGCGAGTCCAGTTGCAAACTATGTTGTAAGATCTTCAGATAGTAGTGGGAGCGTAAGTTGGGCAAGATTAAGAGATTTAATCGCGTTGTTTCCAATCGGATCAATTATTGGAATCGATCCTTCGTATTTTAATTCAACTAATTTTTATTTAAACGAGACAATACAACAAACAGGAACTCCAATTCTACAAAATAGAACCGGAGCCGGTATGGCAAACACCCTTTTCGAAGGATGGTATGCATGTAATGGACAAACCTGGACTATTGGAACTCTTAATTATACTCTTCCAAACATAAATGCATTTAAATATAACATTGCATCAAATGGCGGAGGACAGACAGAACAAACATTTGGACCTGCAGATCTTTCAATGCTTGCAGGCGCAGAAGTTACGCTAACAATGCCGTATTCCAGTGGATATACAATCACTTCGACAATTGTAGATTTTGCAAGCACTGGAGAACCAGGAGTGATAGATTTTCCGAATACTGGAACTGAATATGGAGATACAAAATTGATCTATATATGTTATTTAGGACAAACTGGATTTACATGGGAAACTGGAAGTTATGTTCCTCCTACATTAAATAATATTGATTTAGGTTATGATACAAGTTCTCAAGCATCTGCATGCGCTGCTGGAACAAATACATTTAAAGCAGATTTTTCTGTAGAAGATTGGACGAATTTAAGTAACAATCTTATTGGTCTGCATCTTTATAATATTGATGGAGTAACCCTCGCAACATCTGGTTTTTACAGTTACGGCGGAGTGGTTAGATATTGGGTTTCTCCTGCGTTTAATGGTTCAAATTACGTTGGATCATGTCCAACAACATCTCAGATATTAAATGCGATGCATAGCGCAGTTATTTTTGATCTAAATTATTCAAATGGAAATCCTCCAACTGGATTTAATGTTACTTTATATGGTGATAATTCAAATTTAATTAGTGCTACCAAATTATTTACAAATGCACAAGGAACAATTCCAGCACCGACAGGTTGGTACAGAGTCGGTACACTATTAAGATTCTGGGATAATGGATTAAATTCATTTGATGGAACAAATATAGATGGAACCATAATAATGAATGCAAATAGAGGTGTACCAGGTGCACCGGTCACAGGATTTACATGTGTACAATCCGCAACGGCATCAAATGCATGTTTGGGTTTTGGAACTCAAATGTTTGTTTATACACTATTGGGTAATTTAGAAAATACAGCAGATTCAACACTAACTGCATATATAAATTCAAATAGTGATTCTACTGCCGAAGGAACAGAAGCAATGTTGCAAATAACACAAGGATATTACTATAGCGATTGGGTAGTAGATATTGAAGGAACAGTGTATAATAGGTTTTCAATAAGCAATGGAATATTAGGCATCAAAAATACTTGCACATAATTAAAATAGATACATAGCTATATAGAAAAAGATATACAAACATGATTGACAATCTTAAAGAAATATTAAATACCGATTCTGATCAGCAAAAGTTGGACAAGATTAATTATAATTTTGACCAAATTTTGGTGAATGGCGGTGGACCAATCGGATCCCAAGGCGCTCAAGGTGCTCAGGGTTTTGATGGTTTGACTGGTGATACCGGTCCACAGGGAGCTCAAGGTTCAACAGGACCTCAAGGTGCTCAAGGTACAATCGGTTCAGAATATTGGAATTCAAATATTGGAAGTAACAATGATACTTTAGTACCGATCCAGGTAAGCGGAAAGATAAATCCACCGACCATTATGATTGGTGTTGATTCAACTGATCCTATTTATGGAGATGTGATTTCTGATACGGCGATGTTGGTAAATAAAAAGTCTAATGTTTATATCGATAACATACAAATGACTGATGACAGCGTAAATGCAGTTACCGCAGCAACTAGCTTCTTAAGAATTGAACTTGGTTCCGGAAATGTAGTTACAAAAACAGAAGGATTTGATAATACAACAATAGCAACTCTTTCTAAAAAGAATGCATCTAAATATATTTTTTCTGATGGTACCAATGACATCGTTACCATAAATGCAAGTCAATTACTTGCAAATACACCAGCAATCTTTAATGCAGGAGCAACAATAAATAACTACTTAAAAGTTAATGTTGGATCACCTGCTTCTGGAAAAATTCTAGCTAGTACTGATACAAATGGTACCGTAGCTTGGAAATCAGTTTCAGATTTAGGAGGTTCAGTTCCAATTGGTACAATCATTCCAATCTTAACATCTGTTTTTACAAACACTAGTAATTTTGCGCAAAGCGTTACATTACCATCAGATTCTGATGTATTAGAAGTTGCGTATGGTAGAGGTATTGGAAACTATGCAGGATGGTATCTTTCAAATGGTAAAACATGGGAGAATGGTGCTACTTCATTTTCAACGGTAGATCTTTGTTCATTTAGTTATACAATTGATAATAACACAAATAGACCTGCGGGATCCGGTCAAGGAGCTGCATCGGTAACAAATAGCATCATTGCAATACCAGGAGGTTCAGATACATCGATGGCTGCAGCTTACGCTTCTCCTACATATACAATAACAACAACGCTAAATACCGCAACAGATAATATCTACACTGCTGGAAGTGGAACGCAATACAACCTATACAAAATGGTGTACATTGTTTATTTAGGAGCTGATAATTTATATTGGGAAGATGCTGGAAACCAAGGAGGATCAGGATCTAATGTAACATTCACAAATATAACGCTTTTAAATAATACTAATAATACAACTGATTCTTGTAGTGGTACACCTGCTGGATATGACATTGTAATACCTTCTACGAATTCAACATTTGCAGCATGGCAAGCTTACAATAATTCAACGTTCCCAACGGCATGGAGAGATGATACACTTGCATTTTCTGAAACTGGTTCTACGGTATATGTTTATTATACAGGTACAACAAATAAAGTATCTTCAGGATATTATGCAATCAATGGATATATCAGATACGTTACTTCTGGAGTATTGATTGGAAATCCAATTGGTACATTAGAGGGAACAAATGCAATGACATGTGTAAATGCGGTTGCAGAATTTGATAACGTTGGATCTGGTGTTCATACATATACGACTTCAGCGAACACAACAATTACGATGTACGCATCTAAAACATTATTACCCGTAGGATACGATGCTGGTCCATCATATCAATGGGAAAGAAGTGCAGACGGTGGAACAACATGGAGTAATGTTGTAGGGGCAACGGGTGCAACGTATGATGCAAATGAATCAGCAGTAGGAACTTATTTATACAGAGTATTGATTAGATTGCAAGACAATAGTGCAGTACCTCCATCATACGGAGTATATTTCCAATCAAATGCAATATCATTAATTGTAGCTGCTCCATATACTATTTTAGGTCCAACATATGTTGATCTAGATAATACAAACGTCGGTGGAGTTATCAATGTACAAAATGCTCCAGTAACAATAACATTAAAAACGTTTGGTGGTGCAAGTTCTGGACATTGGACAAGTTCACAATTAAATATAAGTGGAATTGGACAGGTGAATGGATATGCAGACGGATATTTAACAGATACGCAAACCCTTGATATATCTTCAAATGGAACTTATTCATATACATTAATTTTAACAGGGCATAATGGTTCTGCTGGCAATAATGCATCAATATCTTAATTCTTTAATCTATGTTAAATTTAAATCTTACACGAAACACAATTATTTTTGTAGTAGTAGCTCTTTTTATTCTACTATTTCTAAGAGAGTGTAATTCAAATTCAAATTTGAAACAACAATTAGTAGCCGCGAATACAACCGCAACTACCAATTATAATAACCTATTAGCAGCACAAGATACCATCAAGGTATATAAAAATACTGCTGGAGATTTGGTAGCTGAAAAAAGAAGTTACACTTTTGATACTGAAAATTTTGAAAAACAATATTCAAAATTAAGTAATCAATATTCAACTGCTCTATCTTTAAACAAAAATTTGTCTAACGTTAATTCACTTTTAAAATCTCAATTGACTTTAAAAGATACAATTAAAGTTTCTGGATCGATCGCTACAATTAATGATACAACAGATGTTTTTAAGATCAATGATTTTAAAGATTATGGAAATGGAAACAATAGAACATTTAATGGAAACGTGAAGTTTTCTTTTATTAAAAATAAATTTAGTGTTCAAAATTCAGAGTTTGATATTCAAGAAAATATTAAATTGTATGCAGACATACAAGACAATAATGGTTACAAGTCTCTTAAAATGAGTACTTCTTATCCTGGAATTAAATTTGATTCTATTGAAAATATAAACTTGATAAATAATAAACTAAACGAAAAAATCCAAAAGAAAGCAAGATGGTCGATCGGATTTGGGGTTGGCTATGGCGCATCTTTAATCAATGGACAAATAATACAATTCGGACCGACTATCGGAGTTGGATTGTACTGGAGTCCTAAGTTTTTACAATTTTAAAATAATAAAAAAGAATGGCTCAATCTTCTAAATTTTTAAGGTTAGATCCGGATGTCTTATTAGAATTCATCTATCACGATCAATCGAATCCTACTGCTACTGAAATTACAGTTGGCAATAGCGGAAGCCATGTCAAATTTTTAAATACTATAGCATCTGACAATACTCAAACCCGTTATTTAATAAATGAATTGGGTGGAGATGTTGTTAACTTTACAGTTACGTTAAATGGCGCATACATCGTTATTAACGATTTTGCGTCGAGAGAATTACAATTACAAAACGGAAATACTTATATTTTTAACCTTTCAGCATTACCAACACCATCAAACTTTGTAATAAGTGGAGGTGGAAGTTTAACAGTGCAAGGAACTAACTTGATTTATTCTCCAAATACAAATGGAACATATCAATATTCATATACTGGAGCAGCAAATGTAAATTACAATGCTGGAACCATTCAAGTTAGAAACAAAGTAAATCCTTACTATACTTTACCAGAACAAGAAACTGGAAACACCATTAAAACTGGAGTTGGAGAGGTTGGAAGATATTATGCGATTGTTGATAACACTGACGGTACCCGTTTTGCCTTATTGGACAATGCATTAACTTATCTTTCTGATCCAAGCTGGACTGGTACAACTGCTCAAAATTTAACGTATCAAACGATTACTAACAATTTAGTAAATTATGATACCGTTAGACTACACTTAAGAACTGGATTCTCATTTGGAGCAAGAGGCTTACAGGGTTTTATCTTTCAAATTAAATCAAAGAGAAACTCTGGAATCTATAACTTCTTTACCTCTTTAGCGTACTTGAATTTTTCAAGTTATGAAGTTCAGAATCCTTCACCATTTGTTTTAGCTGGAACTCCATTCTCTAAATTTATCGAAGTTAAAGTTCCATCATTGGTGGATATGTTTAATTCAGCGATCAATTTAGATTTTGAAACTGCGTTCTTTGGATCAGCAGATCCTACAAGTTCGATAGCATTAAATCCAACTGCAAACTATGAAATTGCATTTAAATTAATTAATAGCTTAGTACAAGTTAATAATGTTTATTATGCAGATACTGGCCATGAAACTGATGTTACTATTGCACAGCAAGATGAATATCAAGATATTACTGCAGTAATCGCAGAAGCTGGAGATGGAGATTACTTTCAATTATATGGAGAAAAAGATGGTTCAATATCTAACTTCTCTCAATATATTTTAAATAGATTGACTACTAGTAGCGATGACATCACTGTATTTTATGATATTGAAATCTTAGAACAAATTGGTTTGGCTTTTGCTTCAACCTTTACAGGTTCGTATGTTCAAACTCAAAACTTTGATACTCCAATTAATTTTAGACCAATAATTCAAAATGCAAATATTGCAGCTTCATTTATGATTAATTTGAATTTAAGAATCTACAATGAAACTGATAATACTCAAATATTAAAGCAAGCTTCTTTAATCTATAATAAGCCATCGAAATATGGCAAAAAGATGTTGCAACTTGGTATTGGAAATAATGTAGTGAACAAGGTTTATAACACGATCGTATCTACTGCAGCAACAGGAGCAATAGAAACCTTTATCAATTCAATTAGACCTACTGTTGGAGAAACCAGATACGTTCCAGTTGCAGTTGAAACTGTAAATATAATGGCTGGAAATTCTCAAGCTACTTTAAACGGTACCACAATAACAACAACAAGCCCATTAAATTATCAACCGCAAGGATCTGGTGTTATGACCCTTTCTAAAGTTGCAGATAATTTTATTAAATTTATAATTGCTCAACAAACAGGAGATTCGATGACTGCAGTTTCATTAGTGAATGCAGATTCAGTGAATCTTTTAATTAAGAGTGGCTCAGTAGAACAAAGCATTGCCGCAGACTATACATTTCCAGATATCGATCTAAGCAAAGGAGAGGTAATATTTAAAATACCGAAATCAGTTGCAACGAGATTCGATCAACCTGATGTGAATGCAGCAAATGATAAGTTCTACATTAACTTAACGAATGGTGGAAGTTCTTCAACCTTATATTACGGAATAGTCAACATTGTATAATGATATTAAATAGTAGAAATAATTTATTCAACTTCCAGTTCCCAAGGAACTTTGTACCTAAGGAAGTATCTGATCAATACTCAAAGTATTTGAACAGGATGCCTGGTAATATTATTACGGAGCCGATAGATTTTGTAAATTATGCAGTGCAAGGAATTAATCTTCCAGGTTTAACGTATGAGCCGACCACCCAACAAAATTTTGATGGTACCATAAGATACTTTAGAGGATCTCAACCAATACAAAATTTGATACAAAGAGAATTTACAGTAACAATGCAATTGCTTGATGGATTTATCAATTATTGGATCATGAGAGACACTATGTTGTATTACTATTCTCAGGGTGAAAATGAGCCATACATTGAAGATTTAAAATTACAATTGCTAGATGCTGAAGGTATCGCATTGGCTTCAGTTCTTTTTGAAAGACCTCTACTAAAAGAAATTTCAGAACTAGATCTTAACATGAGCAGCAATACTGCAGAATTTAATACGTTCACATGCCAATTCCAATACAATAGATACAGTGTTATCCTAGAAATAGACTAATATATAGAATATGAAACAAGATTTTAAAACGTTCGAAGATTATCTAAACGAGCAAAATGTTACCGATAAAGAATGGGGAATGTTACGTGAGTCATTGACTTCGGAACTAACTCCGCAATTGGAAAGCAAAATTGATCTTGCGATTGATGAATTTATGAGCAACTATACCGATGCGAATGGAGTTATTGATATCGAAAGATTCAATGAAGAACTTACAAATGAAGGTATCTTAGGTTCAATCATCGGCGGACTAACTGGATTTGCTCTTGGATCTACAGTTGGTAAAATAGTTGCTAGAGCATTAGGCGTACAATCTGGATTATTGTATGATTTATTAACATCAAGATTAGTTGGTGCCGCAGTCGGTGCAGCTCTTGGCAATAGAATCTAATATGAACATAGTCGCAATCGACTTTTCACTTAACTCTCCTGGTATCGTAGTTCGAACTCATGAAAATGAGCTCAAATTCTTGTCTTATATGAAAGCTGGTGGTACCAAGTCAGAAATTAGGATGCAGGAAGAGTTAACTCTGCAAAATGATATAGACTTTAAGATTCAACCCGGATTTGAAACCAGTAAAGAGTTCTCCGAAAGAGAGTTAACCAAATTGAATCGGTACATTACTATGGCTGAAGACATGATCGAAATGATTATCTCGGCTGGAGTTGCAACTGATTCACATACGATCTTTGCATTCGAAGGTGTTTCTTATGGTAGTGGGGGTGGAGGAACCAATAATTTAATCGATCTAGCGGCGGCTGCAGCCATCTTTAAATATTCTTTATTAATTCGGTTTCAGCATCCTGATAATAATATTCTTACGGTAGCTCCGACTTCGATCAAGAAGCATGCTGGTGGGGGTAGATTAAAGAAAAGAGAGCTCTGGGATGTTTTTGTTCAAAATACATTAGAAGACGATTCTCTGTCGGGAAGCGGTGTTTGGAAGTTCGCGGTAGCGCTTGAAGTCGGTGCTAAGGTCCCGAAGCCCTTTGATGATTTGGTGGACGCCTATTTCCTGTCCCTGTATATCCAGTCTCTGGCTTTAAGCCCCTCCTAGAACCCTTTCAACCAATGGAACCATAACTTATATTCTGTGTAGGCCCTTTTGTTTCAAGATTCTTAAAGTTTTTTTAAAGTATTTTGGGAAACAATAAGAGAGTGAGATATATAATATGTATGGAAAATCAAGTATTCGATTTAGATTCATCATTAAACTCATCAGATCATTTTGACCTATTCGACGCGTTAGCAAAAATGGTTTCTCTTAATAAGATCACATCTATTGAGATGGAAGATCTATTGAGTAAATCTGGCCTAATTAAAATAAAGGCAGGTCAATATAAGAACGAAGATGGTGATTTATTGTTTATGAATGTGAAACAATAGGAAGATTCTCCTTATAATTAAAGTTATCAACGATTAAACGTTTAACGAATTAACCAATTTAAAGAAAATTAAAGTATTAAAGACATGGCAGATTTTGACATCTTCAATCTCGGGGTCAATGATGTTGACACCCACGAAACCCAATCATCTGGTTCAGGTAATGACCTTTACAAACCAGCAGCCGATCAAGGCAAAGACGGAACTTACAAAGCACTTATTAGATTTGTTCCAAACCCAACCAACCCCCGCAATTCATTAATTAAGAAGTACGTGCATTGGCTTAAAGATGCCGGCGGTGAAGGTAAATTAGTTGATTCTCCATCCTCTATTGGCGAAAAATGTCCAATCGCAGATGCATTCTTCAAGTTACGTAAATCTGATTCAGCAGTGGATCGTAAGATGAGCGAAACATTAAAGAGAAGAGAACAATATTATGCATTGGTTAAAATCATCAAAGATCCTCAGTTCCCAGAATTTGAAGGTACTTACAAGGTATTCAAATTTGGTTACAAAATCAAAGAGAAGATCGATGAAGAATTAAAACCAGCATTCGGTGAACCAACCCAGGTATTTGACCTATTCCAAGGTAAGAACTTCGAATTGATTATCACCCGTCAAGGTGACTATAACAATTATGATAAGTCTAAATTCTCAGCAACAAAAAGTGCTCTTTTAATTAAAGGTACTCCAGCTGAAAAGAATGCAGAGAACATGGCTGCAATCAGAGCCGAATTAGATAAAGCTCCAACATTAACTCCATACGAATTTAAAGCATGGGATGATGAAACAAGAGACTTTGTTAATTCAATCTTAAGACAGTATTTAAATCCAGGAAGCGCAATGGATGAAATCGTAAGTAGCAGAAAATCTGCAAAGACTGCAGCACCAGTTGCTGAAAGCACAGATGATTTCTCTTTCGATACAACTCCAACTACAACTGCTACTGCAACGAAACCTACAAAGGCAGCGGCTCCAGCAGCAAACGTAGAATCTTCTGATGATTTAGACTCTTTTTTGAATGACCTCGACTTATAAAATATCAGAAGA